CTTGTCCATAAGGTTCAGTTCCCCATTCATCATTAGAAGGAGAAGTTACTTGAACTACATTAGTTTCTCCACCAAAAACATCATTAACAGAAGTGTTTGCAATAGGGGAAGGTGAGCTAGGTGTTACTACAGCACTTGTTCCAGCTAATACACTATCCGTTGTTGAATTTAATTCTTCACCAATTAAATCTACAACTGCATTTGCAGTAACTGTAACATTAGATATTGTTGTGTTGATCTGTTGACCAGAAATTACTACTTCAGGTGATTTTAAATCACCCCATTCTCCAGCACTCCAAGTTAAAGTACCCCATCCAGGTACTTGTTCAGCTTGTACGTTTCCTTGTGAAAGTGTTAATGATTGGCTACTTACAGATACATTAACGTCACCGAGTGTTCCCCAGTTCTCATAACCCCAAGTCTGTGAACCCCAAGTAGCCATTCATAGTTCCTCTTAAATTAAGCGATTCTTAATATAGCTGACGAACTAGTAAATTGTGGAAATTGAATTGTAAAAGTTCCTGAAGTTGCAGTTTTATCTGCACCAAAATCTAAAACACAAACTGATTTATCTGCTTCAGTATCGTTATAAATTAAAGCGCCTCTCGCAGTAAGTGTTACTCCTGTGAAAGATAGGTCTGCAAAATCAACAATTGCGACTCCGCCTGTTGCTAATGAAACTTGTTGTGATTGTAGTACTCCACCACCTGCTACGTATTCTCCAGATGCTGCTACTTCACTTGATGTTGTGTATGAAGTTGTTGCAGAACTTAGAGTTGCTGCAGATGTGTATAGTGCTAATTTAAATGCGTCTCCGCCACTTTCTAGATCATGAATTCCTTGAAGGATTTCAGATTTAAATGAGTTAGCTACTGCTTGTGATATTGCCATGTTATTTTCTCCTTATTAAAATTTTTAATTATTAGGTGAAGGTGAAGGAACTTTTATCCTTGGCACTCCATCCATATACTCGTCTCTACGTCTTCTGCCCATTTGCTCTAACGCAAAACTTTGTATAGCTCCATTATACTTGTCTGAATAGATTTTGTACATATCCATGGGTCCTTTTAAAAATTCATATGCTTGTACCATTGTTGCGTAGAATAATAGATCAGAAACATTATCCGATAAGTAAGTTGTCGTATTTGTAGCCGATAAAGCCTCTGGGGAGTATATATAGCTTAGTTGAACCTGGTATTGAGCATCTGGTGCCGGAGCCATAATAATAGTAGTTTCTTTCCAATTAGCATAAAATTTAGGAACCCCTGTTGCTCCCGTACTATTGTATTCAAAAATAAAACTTGTATCTCTTTTATCTAAATATTCTTTAGTAGTAGGTGTTTGTGTTGAATCAAAAACAAGCATAGATCTAACAATAATAGATGTTCTTGTAGCTGTTGTTGTAGCAGCACTTGGTAAATCTAAATAAGGTGAACCAATATTTAAATTAGCTGTTGCATATTCTCTTGTGTAATCAGCGTCCACTTCTCTAAATATACGAAGCTCAGCATCTCTTATCATTCCTTGAACAATAGTGTCTGTTAAAACAGCTGAATCAACTTCTGTATAATCTCTAACCTTTTGTAATAATTCTGCGTATGTCATTATGTAGTTATTGTAACACTCCCTACTGCAGCACCCAACTGTCTCTTGTTATTTTCTGCTAAAGAAGATTCTCCTGGTTGCATACCATTAGATAAAAATTGTCCAGGCCAATATTGCGGATCTAAATTAACAGTTACAGGTGCAGCTCTTTGTGGTCTAGCATTCCATAACGCTTGAGGATCTGCCATATGTGGTTTTGGATCTAGTTGTGGTTGTTTAGCTTCAAATTCAGATGTATGTACCCATGAACCATTCCATTCTTTTACCATTTCTAAATAAGGAAAAGCTTGTCCTGATCTATCTGATATTGATTGAGAACGTTTACCTTTTGCGTAAGCCATTATGATCCCTGTGGGTAATAAACATTAGGGGTGATATAAACAGAAGTTCTCTGTCCATCTTCTTCTAATGCTCTTTTTAATTCATCTTCATATAATAATTTTAATGCTTGTAATCTATCGGGTGCAACTTTTTGTGATAAGTAAAATGCTAATCCAGATACCATACAAGGAAAGAATCTGAATGGCATATCTGATGTATTACTGTATGCCCCTGCGTCTTCAATTCTTGCAAGATAGTAATAGAATATATTAACCACGGCGCTCGTATCAGGCGCCAGATATAAACTTATATTTGGGTTGATTTGTCTATTAACATAATACTGCGAAGGTGTTCCTGTTATAGTCTTATCAGGTATCGCAATGTATTCCGATCTAGATACTTTTGTTAATGTTTGTTGATTACCACCTGTAGTAGTAACAACAGCTTCAAGCACATCATTACAATCAGTAGGTGTGTCGTAAGTTACTTGTCCATTAATAAGTGTTGTAGTTTCTGATTTAACTTTCCAAAGGTTGATACCTCTGTTTCCCCATTCAGAAAATAAAAGATTTAAACTTCTTCTAGCAGATTTGATATCATGCCCTGAGTTAGTTCGTAAGCCACATCTTTCGTAAGCTTCTTCTATAACCTCATCGATTGTGATATTAAAACTTGTAGTTCCTGATGTAGCCATTGCATCCTTATGCTAAAATTGCTTTTTTTAAACCGTCTGGTAATTTTTTTTGAGATCCAACAAGTTTACCTGTTTTAGCTTTAATCATTTTACCATCCTTAGCTTGACTAATTTGTCCGGTCATTTTATAGTTTTTGTGTCCACCACCAGCAGACATACCGCCTGACATTTTCTTTTGCATCTTCATAATTATTTTACTCCTTCGAATTTTCCACCCTTAACAGCGATACCCATACCGCCGCAAGATAGATTGATTATTTTATTTTTAGCTGCAGCTTTTGCAGCTTTATCCTGTTTGTCACCTTTGACAGAATCCGTTGCTTCTTTTAATGCTTTTAAGTAAGCTTTATATTCAGTTGCTTCATCCATTATTTTAATAAATCTCCGTAATATTCTGATAAATTTTTATTTGATAAATCTATTCCACCTGAATCATGTTTAATAAATTTACCTTGATATTCCGCAAGCGAGCCTTCACTAGCTTTCTTAACACAGTTAGGAACTTTTCTTCCACCTTTGGATTTCATTCCAATCATTTCATACCCTTCCCAACAAGGTCCTTTTTTAGCCATTTAAATCTCCTTTTGTGCCGCGGCATTCAGAGTGTATAACTTCTGCTGTTTGCGGTTATATAACTTCTTTGATTGTACCACCTTAGGGCTAAACAGTAAACGTCTTTGTAAGAGGGTTCTTGCGACCGGGTTTCTTTTCTTTATAGACTTTTCCATGTGTTTTTGCGATTACTTTATCAAATTTTCTTTTATCTGATGACCCTAGACCAGGTTCTAATTGTCTAGCCATCTGTGCTCTTGTTATTGCCATTATAAATCTACTGCCTTTCCTATTATTGGTTTATATTTAGTTTTACCCTCTTCTCTAAATGCATGCAAGAACTGCTTCCTAGGTTTATCTTCAACATAACTACAATGACACCACCCGCTGTTAGGTTCTCCTTTTTTGTAGAACTCGAGAATCATTTGATCAAAATCAAGATTACTATATATCCAATCGCAGAGCTCTGCATTATCAACTCCTGGACATTCGAAATCAACGGCTTCCGCATCACAGTGCTGACTATTAACTGAACTACCGATTGCAACTGATAACTCTGGAGATCTATAACATGATGTCACAACTACAGGACCAAAATGATCTCTGACGGGTTGTAAAATATTATCACACAGTAATTTTAGTTTTGCTATCTGATCTGAGTTGGGGTTGTTATCTATGCCCTTACGGACAGCAGTGTCGGATTTAATTAATTCTTGAAGAGTGAAATTTCGGGAAAGATTCATTTATTGACAAGATAAACACTCATCGCTGTCACTGTCAAGATCAGCTAGTGCTTCCTGTTTACATTCGTCACTACAGAACATATCTAGTTCTTCTTTAGCTTCGAATTCCTTTTTACATTTTTTACAATTTGTCATTATTTTTGTCTAACTGAATCGATGAAATTATAAACCCTTCCAAATTGTTTATCAATAGACATTAAGTCCGACTGAATCATAGTTACCATTAACTGAAGTTCTATAAGTGTGACTAATGTCCATGTAGCAAGTCCCAGTAGGATCGTACCTAACAATCCAATTAACATAGTATTAGTTTTTCTACTCATAAGGGTGCCACTAATATTGTTAGTATAATAAATCCAATAATTAAAGCTCCTGTAAAATAATAGTTCACACTAGCACACTCCATATTAATTAGAATCTACTTTATAATTGCAATAATTAATACAATCGAAACAATAATTACTGCTGCTTTGTGGTCTGTCCAATAATGCATCGCTGCATCTTTAATTTGTTCTTTAATTTGATCAATCATTCTTTACTCCTTTTTTACACTTACATCTTTTACCAGCTAACTTTTCAGCTATCCATTCACAGATAGAATCTAATGCTCCAAAGAATTTATAACAAAATTTATCTATCATGGTTCTAAAAAATATTCCTAATAAAGTTATTAAAAAAACTAATGATAGCATAAGATAAATAAATATATCTACAACACACCAATATATTTTA